TCGTTTTCCTTCGTTGTCGTACCAACGAACCTTGACTGACCACTTTTTACCACGCTTGAAATATGTTGCCATAATTGTCCCTCCATTATTTAATTTGATATAATGAAAGGGTTGATACCGTACGCCAATACTTTATCAACCCTGGTCCCTGGACAGTTGCAGCTGTCTGGGGGCTTTTTTGCTATCTAATAAATTGCTTGCCACAATCCATGCAGACAAAAGTCGTTTTTTTAGTATTCTTACCAGCAAAACCAGCTAAGGTACCGACACCACCAGTAAGAACAGCACCACCGACAGCTTTACCAACTGAGAAGCCCTTGCGATGCTGGCCTAATGGCTGAATGTTAGTACTATGGCAATTAGGGCAGTGTGGCTTTTTAACCTCAGCCATAGCTTGTTGCATACCTTCTTCTACTTGGTGGTAATCCCCTGCATTTTCCCATGAATGGTGCTTAGCCCATGAACGCAAGCCAACAGTGTCTGTTAAGTTATAATGTTTGAGGCAGTTTCCACACAAGAAGCCGTCTTCAAATTTGATTCGGCTAAACATATTAGTTTTTCTATTACAACGTGAACAATAGATTTTAGCCATTATATTACCCCCTCTCAAGGCTCACTGCTTTTTTGTCAGCTTTTAACGTCTTCAGTGTTTGGACAGAAATCTAAATTATTTCTTTTAATTTTAAAGCGACTAAGTATTCAAATTTAAAAGGAATGCCAAATTGTTCACAGAAAGAAACAGAATTATTTACCTTAATATCATTTTGCCGACAATATTCTAAAAGAATACTAATTGCCGCGCTATTAGCTTCGTTTTCTTCCTGGATTCCTACAGTGGCAATTGAATATTTATTGATGCCTGAGTGACCACATAAAATATGGCCTAATTCGTGAGCAAAGCTAAAAGGTATTTCGTTATGATTTTTCCACTCCATATTAATAATAGCGAGCTTATTATCACCATCACTTTGAGAAGGAGTGTTAGGTGATAAAAGATGAGTCATTATCAATCCAATTTTATGACTCCACGCGTATTTTACTAACCATGTAATTAAATCATCCATATAAATTACCTTACTTACTTATTATTTCTATCAAGATAACCCTTAATTAAATCTTTGAGAACTGCTTTTTGGTCATCACTAACAGGCTTGCCTTGATACGAGCGTAACCTATCTACGGCCTCATCAACAGAAAAACTATCACTACTATTAGTATGCAAATGTTCACTAGTCAAATAGGAGATGTTTACGTTGTAATGGTCAGCTAGTTTTTGTAATGAGCCTGAGCGAGGCATTTTTTTACCATGCTGCCAATCAGAAACAGTTGAATAGGCTACGTTGATGTGATCAGATAGTTCAGAAAGATTCTCGCCATGTTTTTTCATTAAATGATTTAGATTCTTGGCGAAAATTTCAGTAATTCCCTCCATAGGAGTTCACCTCTCAATGGCTATATTATAGCATCAATTACGCTTTTTGGGAAAATAATTACGCTTTTTGAGAAAAATATTTTGCATTTTCGCTAAAAGCGTGATAAAGTATTAACTGTTGAAAGGAGGTGCGATAATGACGAATGAATTAGTACCAATGAAAGTTAAACATTCAATTCTTGATTTGCGAGTACGTGCTGGACTATCTCAAATGGATGCTGCCAATAAACTTGGCATTTCAGGAGCCACTCTTAGAAAATGGGAAAATGATTCTAGTATACTTCCCTATAAGGATATGCTCCGTATTTCCAATCTATATGATGTACCATTAGATTATATTTTTTTTGGTCCTAATAACGCTTTTAGCGAAAAATAGACTTATCAACAAGAAAGTTTATATGCCGGAATACATGAACTACAAGCAACTCAAGACAAATAAGGAGCTGAGGTTGAATGACTAACGTTCTGCTGATCTTATCTTTGATATTTAATCTTGCAACGTTAATAAGCCTTGTTTATCTGTCTAAGCATTGAAAGTCTGTGACTGATGAAACCTATTTATTTTATAATCAGTGGTTACCTTTATCTTGCTAGGTTTTTCATCAAGGTAATAGCTAAATTCAATGTCGCTATATGGCATCAAAACAAAAGATTCTGTAAAAGGATCACTATTAAAGGCTGGGTTTCTTTCAAGATCACCGTCTTTGGCGAACACGAATCCATTGTCTGTTATTAGATGGTCATCCTTATTAAAGAGTTCAACGTTATTAATAGTTAGGCTTCGGCCGGATGTGTTATTAACGACAAATGAATAATATAGTTGCCCTTCGATGACATCTTTGTATCGTGAATCGACTGTAATAGAGTATCGGTTGAAATGCCATGTGTAGAGGAAACTGGCAATTGCCACTACTAAGGCAATTAGAGAGATGAGGGTTTCAAAACTTATCATAATTTGTCACAACCTTTCATTGATTATTTTACCAGAGAGGAGCTGATAGCTATGCAAGCACTGTTAGATGAACAGGATTACCAAGTTATTGCTGACAAGGTGCTTGACCTGATTAAAGAAGACTACGACTTGGTGCCCAAGCGTCAGCCGGTTCGGCAGATTAGCTTGCCGCAGTTCAAAGCTGAGCACGGCATTAAGAAGTCGCTGGTCTGGTGCCGAACGTATCTACTGCCGAAGATGCCAGGTGTTCATGGGCTGAATGCTGGTAAAGGTCACCACATCATGATCGATTACTTACCAGCTTCGAAATGGTTTGATGAACACGAAGCTGAAATCGATTGGAACCAACCGTTGCCCTAGGAGGTGAGCATTATGGACAGCTTAGCATTTGCCTGGCCGGCACTGGTCATTACAGTAGTCCTGCTAGGAGCCGTAATTTACAGTCTGATTTTTGAAAAGAAGGGAGATGATAACTGATGAGCCACGCACTCACAGCAACCGTGTCCGTCGCAATGACGATTAGCTTCTTCTACGGAATGTTTAACGCAGGACTGTTCTTAGCAATGGTGCTACTGGTGCTGCTGCTACGGTACGCACCGCAGTCAATGTATACAGACGCAAAAAAAAGACGCCGACAATGACACTGTCGACGCCTCGGAAACGAATTAAATTCACACAACTATTCGTTTCCTCGATTATACCACGAGGAGGTTTTCAAAATGAATAAAGAAAAGATTATCCAGAAAATTCAGAAACATGGCATTGACCAGTTTCTGGTGCTGTACCTCGATGAAGAGGAACACCCGACACAAGTCAGCAAAGTCGCTGATGAAGGGATTGCCGCCGCTTTAATTAAAAACTACCTAGATGATCAGCCAGGAGCAGCTAGTTTACTCAAGATGTCCTTTGACAAGGGCAAAATCAAAACAGACCCAATTAAAGACGTGTTATTCAGCATGTTCGACGAGATGCTTAACCATGATTAAACAAGCACATTTTTCTGTTGCAACCATCAAAGATAACACTGAGCAGTTCCGCTGTTACCAAGGGGGGGACGTTGACACCCAAGTCCGCATGATTGTGGCCGCACTGGGGCACACTCCCGAAATGTTGCCCAAGGTGCTGTATGAAATTGTTACTAAGTACGATTTAGCCGATGAACTAAAGGAGGTTGTAAATAATGAATCTATTTGAATTGAACGACTCGTTCCGGGCTCTGCAAGACCGGGACGACCTAGACCCAACGGTGCTGGCTGACTCGCTAGATGCCATTCAAGATACCCGTGAAGTCAAGTGGGACAACATTGCCACTTGGATTGATCGGAATAATGCCACCGAAGAATGGATTACCAAGAGGATTAAGGAACTTCAAGACAAGAAGAAGTACCTGGAAAACCAGTCCAAGAACTTAATGACTTACCTGACTGATTCCATTGATGACGCTGGCTATAAGGAAGCCCGGACGGCTAACCACATCTTGAAGCCACGAAACTATAAGGCGTCAGTGGTAATCGGTGACCCTGACAAGCTCCCAATGACATTTGTCCATACGGAAACTAAGACCATCAGCCGGCCTGATAAGAAAGCCATTTACACTGCTTTGAAGGCTGGACAGGAAGTGCCGGCAGCTAAGCTAGTGCCGAACCGGAAAACCGTTATCAGTTAGGTGTTTAATTTACGGATTTCAAATCCGTAAATTAGATTATTAATCTGAAACTTTAAGGAGGAAATTAATTTGCATAAATCAAATGGTGCAAGGCAATTACTAAAACTAATGCACATGGAACCATTAATTAGTAAATGGCTGAAAGAAAGCAAGAAGACTGAGTTTTGGGAATTTGAACCTGATGGAAAACATCTTTATGGGAGGACAACCATAAAAGACAGCAATTACCCACCGCGCCCATATCCTTTCATTAATTTTCATCCGATTAAAAGTCTAACGGTCGAAGGTAGCTTATTTGGCGGTTATAGTCCTGACATTGTAGTCCTGGGTGATGCTGAAGTTGAAGGGAAAATGGTTGTGGTTTTAGAAAACTATAAGGGGAACCTCAACTACCATATTTATCGTTTCAAACCGAAAAATGAATCTGATGCACTGGGAACGGAAGTGTTTTAAATATGGAATTTGAAATCACTAACACTCGCCAGGCCAGACCGCAGAAGGTCGTCATTTACGGACCCGAGGGAATCGGGAAAACCACTTTTGCTAGTCAATTTCCCGAGCCGCTATTCATCGACACTGATGATAAGGGGACGAGCTTCATTGACGCCAAGCGGCTACCATACCCCAAGGATTGGGACGAGCTGCTGAATGAAGTAAATTTCGTAGCTACCAAGCGGCCAGCAAAGACTTTAGTCTTGGACACAATGGACAAGGCCGAACTGATGGCGAAAGAGTGGCTGCTCAAGAAGCATAACTGGAAGCTCATGGACGCCGCTGGTTACGGAACTAAGTACGTGACCTGGACCGATGAAATTATCCGGCTGCTGAATGGCCTGAACTTGGTTACTCAGGCCGGCATTAATGTGGTCGTTGTTGCCCACGCCAAGTTGGTCAAACGAGAACAGCCTGATGAGGTTGGTCGCTATGACCGCTGGGAGCTAAAACTAGACCGGGATAAGAATTCCGCTCTGCTAAAGGAGTGGGCCGACTTACTCCTGTTCGCCGATTACAAGACCACAGTCGTTACCGATTCTAATGGTCATGGCAAAGCCCAAGGGGGCCAACGGGTTATGTACACTACCCACAAGCCCGCCTGGGACGCCAAGAATCGACTGGGGTTAGATGACCAGTTGCCATTCAACTATGACGCCATTAAGGGGCCGCTAGAAAAGGTGATGGGTCTAACTAAACAGCCACCTGCTGAACCTGACAATGATGAGGTCCCGGCTGATATTCTTACCAAGATGATTGGGAGCCAGATTCAGCTAGCTGACCTACAAGCCATTCTGTATCAAGGCAAGTTTGTCGCACCAGGCACACCAATGTCGCAAGTGCCGGCGGCGACCTGGCAGCATATCAATGATCACTGGTCGGATGCAATCAACTTTTACAACACACAAATCAAGAAATGAGGTACTAATTCATGAATAACGAAAACAACGAATTCTTACAATGGGGCGAAGGCTTCACCGCACAAGAAAACGAATTTGTCTTACTGGACGAAGGGGTCTACAACTTCACGGTAGCCAAGATGGAAAAGAAGGTCTACGACGGTAACTCTTCAAAAATTCCGAACGGGTGCCCATATGCTGAGCTAACCATTCAGGTTGAATCGCAGAAGGGCACGGCCAACATCAAAGAGCGGCTGTACTTAATGAAGTCGATGTTGTGGAAGCTAACCCAATTTTTTGCTGGCATTGGTCAGCCGGTCGTTACCGGACAACCCTTCACGCCTAACTGGTCAACGGTTATCGGTTCCACAGGTAAGGCTGAAATCACCCAGCACCACTACACCAACCAAAACGGGGACGACCGGACTAATAACCAGATTAGCCGCTACTTGAAGCCACAGGACCCAACTCCAGCAGTGAATGCCAATGTGGCTAGTCAGCAGAGCCAGGGTCAAATGAACCAGTCCCAAATGCCATTCCCACAACAGCCACAGCAACCCCAACAACCGATGAATGGTCAACCTCAGCAACCGTTTAACGGCCAGCAGGGGGCTAATGGTGGACAACCGGGGGCCTTCTAATGGAACTGCGTCAATATCAAGAAGAAGCCCGGCAAGCCATTGAAGCCGAGTGGCAACAGGGTAACCGCAAGACCTTGCTGGTTCTACCAACCGGAACTGGGAAAACGATTGTCTTTGCCAAAGTTATTCAGGATTGTGTGGCAAATGGTGACCGGGTCCTGGTACTAGCTCATCGGGAAGAGTTGCTTGAGCAGGCTTCCGACAAGCTCTATAAAGCCTGCGGCCTGGCTACTGCTACCGAAATGGCAAGTCAGACCAGCCTAGGCAATCCGGCCCGTGTGGTTGTTGGTTCCGTGCAAACCATGCAGGGTGACAAACGACTGGCGAAGTTCACTCGAGACTACTTCGACACGATTGTAGTTGATGAAGCGCACCACGCCATCAGCGATAGCTACCAGAAGGTCTTGAAGCACTTTGAGAATGCGAAAGTCCTAGGAGTCACGGCTACACCGGATCGGGGCGACATGAAGAACCTGGGAGAATACTTCGATAGCCTGGCTTACGAGTACAAGCTCCCTAAGGCCATCAATGAGGGCTACCTGTCCAAGATTGAAGCCCTAACGATTCCGCTAAACCTGGACATCACCAGTGTTCAACAAACGGCGGGGGACTACTCCGCTGGTCAGTTGGGGGACGCTTTGGAACCGTATCTGGAACAGATTGCTGATGAAATGGTCAAGCAGTGCCAGGACCGTAAGACGGTGGTGTTCTTACCGCTGGTAAGGACGGCCAAGCAGTTTACCAAGTTACTACAAGAACGGGGCATGACGGCGGCGGAAGTCGATGGGCAATCCGAAGACCGGGAACAGATCCTGGCCGATTATGCTGGCGGGCGCTATCAGGTGTTGTGTAATTCCATGCTGCTGACGGAGGGCTGGGACTGCCCACAAGTTGACTGCATTGTTGTCTTACGGCCCACCAAAGTTCGGTCCTTATACGTTCAGATGGTAGGGCGGGGGACCCGTTTAGCCCCTGGCAAGGAAAGCCTGCTCTTGCTGGACTTCCTCTGGAACACGGAACGCCATGAACTCTGTCACCCAGCCAACTTAATCACTACCAATGGCGAGGTGGCGAAGAAGATGACCGAACAGCAGGCTGAAAGCGAGGAAGCTACTGACCTGCAAGAAGCCGAGGAGAAGGCGGAGCGAGACGTGGTTCAAGAGCGAGAGGACGCTTTGAAGAAGCGGCTCGAAGAAGTACGGCACAAGCGGCGGAAACTCGTTGACCCTTTGCAGTTTGAAATGTCGATTCAAGACCTCGACCTAGCAAACTACCAACCAGCGTTCGGCTGGGAAATGGGCCCGATGAGTGATAAGCAATCCGCCACCCTGGAACGGTTCGGAATTGATCCAACAACGATTGGTAATGCAGGCAAGGCGTCCGTAATGATTACCCGTTTGATTAAGCGTAGTCAAAACGGGTTCGCCACGCCCAAGCAGATTCATCGCCTGGAAATCTACGGCTTCCAGAATGTCGGCATGTGGTCCTTTGAAGCGGCCAAGAGCATGATCGGACGAATTGCCGCTAATCACTGGCGAGTGCCGTTTAATATCAATGTGCAAACTTTTGTGCCAAGTAACTAGCCAAGTCACGGTGACTGGTGGGGGTCCGAATCCCCCACTTGGCATTCAGCGCTGAAAATTTAACAGAAAGAAGGTAAACGATGGACGAGCAATTCGACTTACGTCCCTTACTGAACTATATCGACCCGGCGGCTTGTTCCTATACGGAATGGGCCCAGGTAGGGATGGCCCTCAAGCACGAAGGCTATTCTGTATCAGATTGGGACCAGTGGTCGCAACGTGACGGATCACGCTACCATGCTGGAGAGTGTGAACGCAAGTGGCGCACTTTTAAGGAAGAAGCAGGCAGTGTCGTCACGGGGGCCACCATTACTCAGATGGCTAAGAATGCCGGCTGGCAGCCAGCAAGCCACGATGATGAAGTCCTGGACTGGGATTCCGCCTTAGAAGTGGACGACCTGGACCGAGGCTATCGGCTGATTGATACGGACTACATCAAGGGGACTAAACTTCAGGAACCGAAGAACTGGGATCCAGTGGACCAGATTAAGCGTTTCGTGCAAGCTCTTTACAAGCCGGAAGACTATATCAATTACGTCACACAGGCTTATCCAAAGGAAGAAAAAGACGGCACCACAAAATGGGTACCGTCAGGGAATGGAGTATACACCCGGACTGCGGGGGATTTGCTAAAAGCCCTGGACAGTTGCAAAGGTGATATTTCGTTAGTGTTCGGCGACCCCAACCCACAGGCGGGGGCCTGGATGCGAATCAACCCCCTCGATGGGGACGGGATTAAAAACGCCAACGTGGCTAAGTTTGAGTATACCTTAGTAGAGAGTGACAGTTTGGAGTTGGAGCGACAGAACGAACTGTTCCGCAAGCTCAATCTGCCGATTGCCACTCTGACTTACTCAGCCGGCAAGAGCCTACACGCTCTAGTTAAGATTGACGCCAAGAACAAGTACGAGTACCAAGAACGGGTCCAGTACCTGTACACCGTGTTGAATCAAAACGGGATTGAAATCGACACTCAAGATAAAAACCCGTCACGCCTTAGCCGCTTACCGGGCTTTGAACGCAACGGGGATAAACAATTCTTAGTTGATTCTAACATTGGTCTGGCGGATTGGGCAAGTTGGAAAGATTACATCGAAGACTTGAACGACAATCTGCCAGACATTGAAAACCTAAATGACTTGTTCGACAAGCCAATTCACCTGGCGCCGGAACTGATCCATGGTATTTTGCGGCTGGGGCACAAGATGTTATTCGCGGCCCCTAGTAAAGCCGGAAAGTCATTTGGACTCATGCAGCTAGCAATTGCGATTGCCGAGGGGACCCAGTGGAATGGCTTCCAGTGCGAGCAAGGCCGGGTGCTGTACGTTAACTTGGAAATCGACCCGAACTCCGCTAAGAAGCGGCTAGTCGACATCTACAAAGCAATGGGGATTAGCCACAACAACGTCAACAATATTGATATGTGGAACCTGCGGGGGAAGACAACTCCGATGGACAAGCTGACCCCGAAGCTGATTCGGCGAGCCCAAGACGGTCACTACTCAGCAATTATCATTGACCCAATTTACAAGGTCCTGACGGGGGATGAAAACTCTGCCTCTGATATGGCAAAGTTCGTCAACCAGTTCGACAAGATTGCGACCGAGCTGGGAAGTTCCGTCATCTATGCTCACCACTTCAGCAAGGGTGCCCAAGGTGGCAAGTCGTCAATGGAGCGGTCAAGCGGTTCGGGGGTCTTCTCACGGGATCCCGATAGTATCTTGACAGCAACGCCATTACCGGTTGATGAAAACCTACGAACTACCCACGTGATTGATGAGGAGTGCCGCTTCATTGCGGGTGAAATCGCTAAGTACAATCCCGAACATCAGGTGCCGGAAGCGGACATGATGAACGTCCGCAAAATGGATGACCACTTGATGAGTGCCTTTGTCGACCTGCCGAACAAGCAAGCTCTTTTACAACGGATTGCAGGAGAACGCCAGCAGGTCAAAGAACAAGCAGCACTGCATACGGCCTGGCGGCTTGAGGGGACCCTGCGGGAATTCCCGTCGTTTCGCCCAATCAGCTACTGGTTCAAGTACCCGGTTTACGAGGTAGACCACAAGCTAGACACGGTGGCGATTGAGAATCCATTAGAGGCTCAGAAGCAGAAATGGAAAACTGGTGTGCAAAATGCTAATCAGTCAAAACATGATAAGACGCAATCTGATTTAGAAGAGGCATTTAACATTCTTAATGACGGTTCTGATTCAGTAGCAGCTACTCAAATGGCAGCATACCTAGAAGTTAAACGGACAGCTATTTATTATCGTGTAAAGCAAAATCCTAATTACGAAATAGTAGATGGAAATGTTACTAAGAAAAAATAAGCAGTTGTCAAGGCTGTCAACTCTATTTAGACCTGACACTGACAACGTGAGTAAACTCTATTTAGACCTGACAAACTGACAACCTGTATCAAAACGTTGTCAGGTCAACGTTTCAGGACCCCTCCCCGTCAACTCTATCCCTGGACAGGGAGAGTTGACGGGTGACGGAGGGGACCTGACTGAAGACACGGGCGCTAACAAGCGCACCCCAAAATTTAAAAAGGTGTTGACTCTGTTAAAAAGTAAGTAGCCAATTAAAAGTAAGGAGGACTAGACCAATGCAAAACCGTTTAAGAAAGTTGAGAAAAGAAAAACAGTTGACGCTTGATGATATACAGGAAAAGACAGGCATTAATAGAGGCACCTATAACAATTATGAATCTGGGAAAACTGAACCCAAATTAGATACTTGGATGAAATTAGCTGATTTCTTTAATGTATCTGTGGAGTATCTGCAAGGACTGGCACCTAAGCCCTCACTGCAGTTCTTTATCCCAATGAAAATTCCAACGGTAACCCACCAAGAAAAGCAGGTTCACATTGTTCATGGTAAGCCTGTTTTCTATGAGCCGACTGAGCTGAAGCAGGCACGGGCCAACTTAACTGACCACCTGGCACAGTATCGGCCAAAGCAGCCAATGAAGGGCCCAGTCGAACTGGTGGTGAAATTCTGCTTCCCGGTGGTAGCTGGCTCATATGATGGGCAGCCGAAGACGACCAAGCCGGACTGTGACAACCTGGCGAAACTTCTGCAAGACGTGATGAATAGTCTGGACTTCTACGAGGACGACCGTTTCGTGGTTAGCCTGGTAGCGCAGAAGTTTTGGGCGACGATTCCGGGTTTGTTTATCAGCCTGACCCCAGCAGTGAGGGTGGAATCATGAACTGGGCAGCGTTCTTTAATGACCTGCAAGAGTGGATGAAAGCATCAAACGTCATGTTACAGCGTGAGGGACTGACCAGTGATTGCTACTGGAAGTGGCTGACTGAAACGCTGGGGAGGATTGAAGTACGGTACAACCGCAATCCACTAGTAGTGAAGATTTTAGTTGCCGTTGCCGATTATCAAGAAGAGCAATGGCGGAAAGTGAAAGGAACTAAACATGATTGAATTAAGAATGACGAATGGGGACGTCGTTAACTGTACGACATTAACACTAGACCAGATTATCGAAGGACTGAAAGCAAATCCAATTTTTCTTCAGTTGTCCTCAAAGTGTTATGTCCGTGCTGAAGATATTAGCGTATTTCGGGAGGTAAACGACAATGAAGAATCGAATTAGAGAGTGCCGACTGGCATTGGGAATGAGCCAGGCGGAGCTGGGAAACCAGGTAGGGTTTGCTGATAATACGATATCTAATTATGAAAATAACCTTCGTGAACTTGGCCTGGCTATGTGGGAATGCCTTGCTTCTGCACTGCATGTCAGTCCGGCTTACTTAGTCGGCTGGTCTGATGAGAAAGGATAATGATGAAGTTGATTAAAGTTCAAACGATTAGTGGAGAGACCCACAAGCTGAAAACGACGTATCAGGAAGCAAGGCGAGCATTAGACCATGCTGGGACAGTGGTGCTCATTGGTACTAACTTGAACAACCGACGGGTCATTATCCCAATTGCTTCGATTGATAGTATTACGGAAGTCATTGATGACGTGGATTAAGGAGGAATACTAATGCACATTTACGAAGTAATGTTAAGTAAAGGATTCTATTTTGGCAGTTATTTAGTAGTTGCTAAGAATGAAGAAAATGCAAAAAGATTGGTTGCAGATATGTTTAATACAACACAGACAGCTATTTTCTATAAAGATAGTGACTTTGCAGTTAGCGGTCCAATTAATCCCGACAATTACTCTGAAGAGACGGTGATTAACTAATGACAATCTATGTTACTTACTACCAATACTACGATGATGTTTGGCTTATGGACGCTTTCAAATCAAAGGAAGAGGCGGAACGAGCCATAGAAAGCTACCCCGATGACAGTGATTTATACCAAGTTGAAGAGGTGGACTTATATTGATTCATAAATATCGAAAAACAGCATTAATCGAAGCAGAACAGTTTGATGGGTCAGAAGAGATGATAGAAAAATATAGATTACATTCTTATGGCCCTAAAACGTGGGTCTTGCCTACAGATTATAATTTCACTCCGATTGTAAAAGGCACATACATCATTACAGATGAAGATGGATTCCATGAAGTCTGCTATCCAGATGTCTTCCGCAGTACTTATGAGAGGTGCGACTGATGAAACTAACTAAAGATGAACAGGTTTTATATAATTTTTTCGTTACTTTCGGGAAAGCCGTTGGTTCGATAGGTTATCCGATCGCTTTACTAGCAACTTGGGCATCAGATGACAACAATGAAGACGTGGTTATTTACCCCGATAAGCAGGCGGTTCTCGACGCCTACTGTAGTTTAAACGGAATGGACAAGCCGCTGTATCTAGCGATTAAAGAAATTAAGGGGTGGAAATAATGGAACTAACTGAAAAGCAAAAGAATTGTCCGTACTGTCACATCCCTTATAAGCCGTTTCCTTCGGTTGGTAAGGATGGCTCGTACTATGTAAGAATTTCAAACGTTATTGGTGAAGGCCCAATTGCAGAATCTTTAATTGGAGAAGTTAACGTTTTGAAAGTACCTAATTGTCCGTTTTGCCGGCGCCCACTGAACAGGGAGGATTGAACAATGAAACTAACAGAACGAGAAAAGGCATACCACGATGGTTACAAGCAGGGACGGTTCGATGAATACGCTGAACGTATGGGATATGGGCAGGCAGAAAAAGTGAAAGCAAAAATCGACAAGCAAAAGAATTGCCCTTACTGCCATGAAAAGGATGGAGATCACGGGCTAAAAATGATTAAGGTTGGTTCTGATTATCAATCGGAACTTGTACTTGGAGAGGATGGTTGGTACTTATGGGTGGCTAATCCTCTTACTTTTCAAGTGATGATCCCCATTAACTATTGCCCAATGTGCGGCCGTCCCTTAGGAGGTAACGAAGATGGATAAACAAGAAATGGTGGTGAAATCCTCGCTTACATTTGCAATCGTTATGGATATTGCTGGGGTAGCACTTAGTTGTTTCCTTAACCAACCGGCGTGGATGCTATTAACACTTTTCGGACTTGCCATTGCATTTGTTGTTCTTGTTTGGTGTATATGAAGAGGTAACGAAGATGACTAAAGATGAGTTAATTAGGGAAATTAATAACTGTTCTTCGTGGCATGTTGTGTGTCATGACGGCAATAGGATAAATGTCATCGCTGAAAACGAAGAAAGTTTCATGGACTTTCCTGACAACGTTGAATACTTGGAGAATATATTAGTTAATTGGGAAGCACTCAAAACAGCTAAAAACCGTTCTCTTGGTAATGCTTATGCTCTCTTAAATTTAATTAACGACTATGTAAATACGCCTATCGAACGACGCAATTGGGTTGGCGCTCAAGAGCATGCCTTTGGCCAGCTGAAGAAAAAACTAGAGGATAAGCACAACGATATCATTCGAGCTATTACTGGTTGTCGTATAGACGAGAGTGCTGGGCCAACCTATGAACTACCCCAGCACGGTGTAATTATCACGCTGGATAATGGTCAAGAGCTGCACGGTGAACGGCGATATAGCACTTTTATGTCTAGCGATTTCCAAAACAAAGCAATCGACTTTGGCAACTTCATCATCCCCACTGCTATTATTCGGAGCATTCAAAAGTGTGGTGATGGCAATGACGATTGAAGAAGCCATTAAGGCCATGTAGGCCAAGCAACCGGTCTACTACATGGGTGACTGCTACGACATCATCTACTGTAAGCAGAGCACAACTGGTGACGTGGTACTGGTGCAACGGCGGTCACTCAATAACCGTTATGGCCCGGTTGAAATTGAACCGAAGTATCTAAGTTTGGAGGCGAATCATGTTTGAGCGAATCATGATTGTAGGCATTACCATCATCTGGATTGCGATGCTAATTGCCATTCTTGGCCTGTTCGGCTGGTGGTTAGTGTCTGAGTTAGTGTCTGGGTTGTTACATTTCCTATTTATTGTGTGAGGTGAGTATAATTAATTTTGAGCAACGAAAAATGGCCGATTTTTTAAGCGAGTATCATCTTTGGAAGCGGAAGTCGAAACAGATTTCAGCTGACGTTGGCGGGGTGTCCTATGACGGTATGCCCAAGGCACCAGTCAAAAAAGATCCCAACGCACAGTTAGACGCTCATGCTACTGCAAAAAACGAATGCTGGAAGCGACAGGTTATCGTGGATAATCTTCGGGACGTGGGGGACCAGTACACTATGCTGGCTGACATCTTATCGTGGCGATACTTGCACGAATTCTCCCAGCGGAAGTGTATGCGGCTGGTGGCTGAACGTTATGGCTGGGATATGTCAAATAAGACTTTTCGCTCAAAGCAAGAGGCCGCTTTGGATCAGGCGTTGGAAATCATTCCTTGGCGCTGGTTAGGTGAATGGCAACCGCTTGATAAAAAATAGGGCGCGGAATTACCGCATAATTACCTTTTTTGACTTAAAAACCATGTTATTATGATATTGTGAAGTTTTTGGAACGGAACGCTAATAAATACTTTGAGCACTGCTTCGGTGGTGCTTTTCTTTTGTGGAGGTGAGTAGCATTACTAAGAAGTTAACGTTGAAGCAACAACGATTTGTCGATGAGTATATTATTTCCGGTAATGCTACTCAAGCGGCAATTAAGGCTGGTTATTCTGAGAAGACAGCTAACCGGATTGCTACTGAAAACTTGTCAAAACCTGTCATTAAAGCCGAATTAGATCGCCGCAACGCTGAAATTCAATCCGCTAAGACGATGGACATGCAGGAAGTCATGGAACGGCTAGCGGCGATGGGTCGAGGCGAAACAACTGAAGAGACCGTTACTAACAAGGGTGACGTTATTGAAACGTCTACTCGGAATGCTGACAAGCTGAAGGCATTGGAGCTGATTGGTAAACGGTTCGGAGCTTGGACGGACAAAAAGGAAGTCAACGGCAATTTGGACATTGATATTGGAATGGGGGATTATGATGAAGATTAGTGCAATGGCATTTATACCAGTTATGCTTATAGCAGCATTGTGGTTGAAACCTGAGTTAGTCAACGCCTGGTGCTTTATCGCTGCACTAATAGTTGAATTTTTTATCGTTTTTCTGGTGATGGATTATGCCGACGATTAATCTGAACTTCCCCAAGCCTGCTAACGTCTTCAACAAGCAGATTTTCGATAGTCTTTTCGATTACGACCACTTCATCGAAGTCTGGTATGGAGGTGCCAGTTCTGGCAAGTCACATGGCGTAGTCCAGAAGGTAGTGCTTAAATCACTGAAACACTGGAAACATCCCCGCAAAGTGCTGTGGCTTCGCAAGGTCGACCGGACCATTCAGGATTCTATTTTTACCGACGTGTTAGACTGCTTGTCGACATGGCAGCTACTACCATTGTGCCGGATCAATAAGTCAAACCGTACCATCAATTTGCCGAATGGTGCGGTTTTTCTGTTTAAAGGAATGGACGACCCGGAAAAGATTAAGTCAATCAAAGGCTTATCTGACGTAGTAATGGAAGAAGCATCCGAGTTCAACCAGGACGACTTTACTCAGCTTACTCTTCGTCTTCGTGAGCCCAAGCATAAGGAACGTCAGCTGTTCTGTATGTTTAATCCGGTGTCAAAGTTGAATTGGACTTACAAGCAGTGGTTTGATCCTGATGTTGAGGTTGATACTAATCGGGTAGCAATCCACCAGTCGACTTACAAGGACAACCACTTCTTGGATGAGGACAACATTAAGACAATTGAGAACTTGAAGCAGACTAACCCAGCCTACTACAAGATCTACACGCTGGGCGAGTTTGCTACACTGGACAAGCTGGTGTTTCCTGAATTTGAGAAGCGGCGGCTTAGTGTTCGTAAGCTGTCAAATTTGCCATCATACTTCGGCTTGGACTTTGGTTACACCAATGATGAAACGGCCTTTATGCACGTTAAGGTTGACCAGGACCGCCACATTATTTACGTGATGGAAGAGTACGCCAAGCACGGTATGCTGAATTCCGATATATCCCGGATGATTAAGCAAATGGGTTACAGCAAGGAAGTCATCACGGCTGATGCCGCTGAGCCGAAGTCAATTGCCGAAATCAAACGGGATGGCATTTATCGGATTCGTCCTGCTAAGAAGGGAAAAGACAGTATTATTCAAGGCATTAGCTTCATGCAGCAGTACCACCTAGTTGTTGATGACCGCTGTGTGAAGACGATTGAGGAACTGGAGAACTACACCTACAAGAAGGACCGCCAGACTGGCGAATATACCAATGAGCCGGTTGACGCCTACAACCACGAAATTGATGCTATTCGGTACGCCTTGAATGAAATCAATGGTATGGCGAGTCCGAAGGCAACGGTTCTTCCCAATATTTACATTTAGCGAGGTGATAAGATGGCAATTTCAAGTAATAGCGATGTTCAGGTGACAGATAATCACCTGCTGCTATATCCAAAGGACCAGGAGATTACTAAGACTGATTTGCAGTCGATGATTAGTCAGAACGAAGATTGGGCTGCTGACTATAAAGAAAATTTGCAATTGTATATTGGACAGCATGATATTTTAACTGCTACTAAGAAAATCTTTGGACCAGATAATCGACTGGTGGTCAATATGCCGCACTACATTGTGGACACCTTCAATGGCTACTTCATGGGCAATCCTCCAAAGATTACCCTGCCGGATAAGGGACAGAACCAATCATTACAGGATTGGAACGACAGCAATTCATTACAAGACCGACTGAACGAGGTTAGCAAACAAGCTGATCTGTATGGCCGGTCTTTTCTATTCTTCTATCAGGATGAAGACGCTGAAACCAAGGTCGCAGTTGTATCACCACAGAAAGCCTTCATGGTTTATGATGATACGATTGCCCAACGGCCGTTAGCCTTTATCACTTATGCTAAGGACCGCAAGGGGAAGTCACAGTGGCTTGGTAATATCTACTATGCTAATAAGACCGTTGCATTTGACGATGAACTAGGAGAAGAAACACCTAATCCTTATGGAATGGTTCCTGCTGTCGAGTTTATTGACAACGTGGAGCGGCAAGGTGTTTTCGATAATGTCAAAACGTTGTGCCAGTCACTAGATAAAGTGCTGAGCCAGAAAGCTAACCAGGTCGAATACTTCGACAACGCCTACCTGAAAATGTTAGGGCTTAACCTTGATAAGGACGGCGATGGCAAGCCTGACGTGGATATTATGCAGAACCACATGATCTACTCGCCAGATGCTGAAGCGGCCGATGCAGTAGTTGACTTCATCAGTAAGCCTGATGGTGACACCATGCAAGAGAACATGTTGAACCGCTTAATGGACCTGATTTATCAGACTAGTCAGGTGGTTAACTTAAACGACAAAGAGTTCAGCGGTAATTCTTCTGGTGTAGCTTTAAAGTACAAGATGCTCCCCATGCAGAACATGGCAGCGAATAAAGAACGGAAGTTTCGTCAGGGGTTACGGCAGTGCTACCGGATCCTGTTTAGTCTTGACCGTGTTGCTCCCGAAGACGCCTGGAGCAACCTCGACTTCAACTTCCCACGGAATATGCCAGCCAATGTTGAATCGGAGGCTGACACCGCTCAGAAGCTATCAGGCATTACCTCACAGGAAACAGCATTGTCTGTCCTGTCGATTGTTGATGACCCGAAGGGAGAACTGAAGCGGAAGGAAGAGGAGCAAGCCGAAAAGGTAAAGAATATGCCCGGTTTGCAGTTTGCCGCTACTGACCAGCAGAAGGGCCAAGATGAATCACTAGGCGGTGAAGCTGATGGCGAAGAAGAGTAGTTATTGGCAAGACCGGGAAGAGCAAGAACGTCGCTGGCAGATGAAGCAGTTGGCTGATGATGAACGCTATATCGGTCAGATCCGTAGTCAGTATGAAGCTGCTATTCGTCGAATCAATGACGACATCAATAATCAATTGCAATGGCTAGCAACTCGTTCTGGTCAGCCCTATGCCGAAATGCAAAAGGAAGTCGACAACCTGGACATTCAACGGGCCAGTCAGGACGCTCAAAAGCTGGTTGGTCGTGCTAATCAGTTACGTAGTCAAGGCCACCGCGTTACTTATGGTGACTTTACGTCCGAAGAGAACGCCCGAATACGGCTGTACAATGCCACTATGCAGATCAACCGCCTAGAATTCTTGAAGTCTGAGGTTGGCCTTGAACTAACACAGTTGACCGGCGAGCTTAATACTTCGTTGGGATTAAAGTTGACTGACGATGCCCGCAAGGAGTTCAAACGTCAAGCTGGAATCATGGGCGAACAATTGGGCAATGCAAAGCCCTGGACGTCATTCCAACCACAAGTGCTGGTGATGAAGAACGTTCAGGGTGGCAATTGGTCTCAGCGCTTGTGGAAGAACCAGGACGTCCTGAAGGCTAACCTTGACGCTGTGCTGTCGGCTGGCTTCATTAGTGGTGAGTCTAACCAGAAGATGGCCCAGCGGCTGCGCAAAACCGTCCGTTCGACGATGGAGAATCAGCGCTATGCCACTGAACGGCTGGTTCGGACTGAGTCAGCACGGGTCGCATATGACGTTCAACGTGAATCTATCGAGGCTAACGGTTTCAAATGGGTAGAATGGTTTGCGGAACCTAGTGCATGTGCTGTTTGCGCTCGGCTTGCACGGGTCGATAACGGCGAGGGGCCGGGAATTTATCCGCTGAAAAAGGCACCGAAGATTCCGCAAGATACCCACCCAAACTGCCGCTGTTCGATTGGTTCTTACTATTCTGATAAGATGTTGGACAAAAAGCTGAATAAGCTTGGATTTTAAACTATAACCAGGGATCGTCCGTTCCGTGTGTGTGGACGTTAACTAAGCCCGAGGGCCTCCCATGGCCGTAAATGCGTGAAAGGAGTTTTTACTATGAATGAAGATATTACTAGCCAAAACGTTACTCCGGCTAACAAAGAACAAGGCAAACAGAAAGCTCAAGAACAGCCTAAGGCGCCAAAGGTTGAAGGGGTGGACAGCGATGCCTTGTTAGGCAAACTCAAGAAGCGGATTGGTAAGGAACAAAGCGAAAAGAATCAATACAAGGACGAAAACGACCGACTGAAAGCCCGGATTAAGGAACTTGAGGGCTCTACGGACAAGAAGAAGTCGGTCAAAGAACTATCTGATGATGCTAAGTCGAGAGACGAATTGGCGGCTAAGGACAAGCAGATTCAAGAGTTGCAGAACCAGCTTGACCATAACAAGGCCGTTAAGGAAACAATGGCAGTCTTCCAGGATAGCGGGTTTAATCCGTCTGATGAAATTGTCGAAATGGTGGTTACTGGGGAAGATGAGCAGACTTACGCTAACACCAAGGCAATTCTGAGTCTAATCGCTGATGTTCAAGATAAGACGAAAAAAGGTATGCTTAAAGGCACGACGCCACGGGTCAATGGTCAACAGTCAGTAACTAAAGCTGATATTATGAAAATTAAAGATCCGCTGGAGCGTCAGAAGTCTATTGCTGAGCACCTTGACTTATTTAAGAAATAGGAGGTTATATTATGGTTGTTGATACTAATACTACTATGCAGAAGGATCTGGTTGCCGCCTCTATCGACTTCGCGGAGCAGTTCACGGGTTCAATTAAGAAGCTGCAAGAAATTCTAGGCGTTACCCGCTTAACGCCAATGCCTGTTGGTAACCAAATTAAGATTTACAAGTCCGAAGTCACTAAGGCCTCTACCCAGGCTGGCGAAGGGGAAGTTATTCCGCTGTCCAAGGTAACCCGGAAACTTGCTGAAACACTGACGTTGGATTACGCCAAGTACCGTAAGCTGGTTACCGCTGAAGCAATTCAATCTTCCGGCCTTCAAGCAGCAGTTAACGATACTGATGCTAAGCTGTTAAGAGAAGTCCAGAAAGACGTTAAGACTGGGCTATTCAACTACTTAGCTAATACCACAGGCGTTACAGCCGCTACCGCAACGACTTTTAAGGAAGCTGTGGCTAAGGTAATGGGCCAGTTGGCTGTGAAGTGGGAAGATGATGACATTCAATCAGTCCTTTTTGTCAACCCACTAGACTTTTACGACTACCTTGGTAACACCGACGTTACTTTGCAAACTGCCTTTGGTATGACTTACCTACAAGGCTTCTTCAACTTCAACTCGGTTATCGTTTCCAGTGCTGTCCCACAAAGCAAAGTAATCGCAACTGCGGCTAACAACTTAAATATTGCTTATGCTCAAGTTGGTGGGGCTCTTTCTCAGGCATTCAACTTTACGACTGATGAGACTGGCTTAATCGGGATTGCCCACAATAACGTTAACGATTCTCTGACTTATCAATCAGTAATCATGGACGCTTTGAAGGTATTCCCAGAACGCTTGGACGGCATTGTAGTAGCAACCATTACGCCGGGAAAATAAATTCGTCAGCAGGCGACACTGACGTTAAACCAACGTCTGCTAATACCATAGTTGAAATCAAGGCTTACCTTGATAAACACGGCATTAGCTACACTGCCAGTGCCACTAAGGACGAATTACTGGCATTAGTAAAGTAAAGGGGGTTCCAAAATGGAGGACCAACCCGTTAATAAAAAAGATTTAAAAACCATGTTGCAGCTGTCCACCGATAAGATGGATAGTGTTTTAGATTTGATTATCAAAAATACAGTTTCCCAAGCCCGGTTCAAGCTAGGCCTGACTACTGAAGAAGAATTTCCAAGTGAATTGAACTACATCCCCCTGGAAGTCTGTGTGAAGCGGTATAACCGCTTGAAGAATGAAGGCATGTCTTCGTACTCTCAAGAGGGCGAATCCATTACCTTTGATAACACGGACTTCGACAGTTTCCTCGATGACATCGCTGAATGGCGAAAGAAACGGGAGATTAAGTCCTTGGGGAAGGCTCAGTTCATCAATCCATACGCAGGTGATAGCCATGCGAATGGATAGCGTAGTGAAGCTCTACCAGGAAGGCCACCGCAGCGGTGACATCAAGCTAGTAGCTGAGGACATGGCAAACGTCACTGATGTAGGAGTTGACCGTTCTGCTAACGTGCTGGGAAACATTAACCAGCGGTCGTTAGTAGTGCGGACACTACATCCAGTCGAAGTTAGTTTTAGCTATTTAACCATTGATGATGGTGATAAGCATTACCGACTGACGACTGGACGGCGCCCACTCAAGGGAAACACGATGATTGTAGGTGAGGACATTGGCTAGTGGAATGAACATCGAATTTAAGGGGCTAACTCAGCTGGAAGCAAAGCTGAAAGCTGAGACCCCCGAAATGAAGATTGCTGTAATGGAAATCGTGAAGAAGAACGGCTCCCAGATGGCTAGCAAGATGCGGAAGAATATGCAGGCTACCTACCAACACCCCACTGGGCGGACTAAGGGCAGTGTGACTGAAAACTACGCCAACGCTGGTTTTTCTGTTTCTGTTGGGCCACATACCGACTATGCTCCTTATCTGGAGTACGGAACGCGGTTCATGTCGCCACGTCCGACAGTTCGTCCAGCTTTCCTTGCCCAGTCTGCAATCTTTACTCGCGATTTGAAGAAGGTGTTCAGATGAGCGCTTTAAATGAGCTATATAACTACATTGCCGATAAGTGCGAGGGCTGGGGTTTTGATACCTGGGACCATTTGCCGCTGGATAGTGAGAATGCTAAGTACCCATTCGTTATTGTGGGGGGACAGCAGTCTACACCTAGCATAACGAAGACGTCTGTTGGTGAGACGTGCTACATCACGGTTCACGTCTGGGGCAGTCGTCACCAGCAGCAAGTCGTTGACCAGATGAAAGAACGAATTACGAGTTTGACTTACAATCCAGCCTTCCAAACAGAACACTACTTTTTTTCAGGGAAACCAGGTTTAATCGATAATCAGATGATGATTGATGATTCCATTGCGAATACGCTACTATGGCACGGCGTAATCACAATCGCTTTTATTTTACGATAAGAAAGGAATGATATAGATGCCTGAACAGACTACAACTCAGATGAAGAAGTCAAAGGACGCCATCATGGGAATTGACAATATCGGTTTTTTCCGTTTGCTGTCGGAAGATCATACGAAAGCAGCACAATTGATTCCCCACCAAACGAGTTTCGACTTTGACATGAGTCGTGACGCTGATAGTACCGCTACTAAGGACGGCTCCATCGCTGTTCCTGCTGGTCTGGAAACAGAACTAACCAATGAATTTATTGATTCGATTAGCTATGTCTCCGATGCAATCGCCACTGCTATTTTGAACGGTGAGCAAGTCGAAATCTGGATGATTAATCGCCGCCGCAAGAATACTGCAGGCAAATACTTTGGTTGGTACATTCGCGGGTATGTAACCGAAGATAGCGGTTCTAACGACGCCGATGATGCTTCAACCCGTGAAATTACCTTTAACGCTACTGGGGCGCCAAAGCGCGGTTGGGTAACGCTGACCAAGGAAATGGAAGAAGAAATCGACTTCGGTTTCCGTGGTTTGGCCGCAATTACTAGCGATGACGCAACTGGTGATGGTACTGCCTGGACTAGTGCAGACACCGGGACCGGTGAACTGGTAAGCAAGAATCAATAAAGTGGAGGTATAAATCATGGAATTAACTTTTGGTGATAAGAAATTGGAGCTGCACTTTGGAGTTCGCTTCATTCGTGAGCTGGATAAGGCGATGCCGGTCATCACTCAGCAAGGTGGCCCTCAGATTAATTTTGGTCTGGGGCTGACCCAGGTTTTGACGGGGATCGGGTCCAACAACGCTGGTATGTTGGCTATCATCATCTATGCGGCAGCTTATGGTAATTCACCACGTCCGGGACAAGCCGCAATTGACGACTACTTGGACGGTTTGACACCGGCTAAGCTGAACAAGGTTTTCGATTCCGTGAAGGCCGAAATGCTGAAGTCAGCACAGGTCCAGCTGACATCAAAAAACATGAAGGCCTAGATCAAGTTGAGCAGGATTCTGCGACTACCTATCGCGGGATCCTTTTAAACTGCTTAGCTTATCTGGGCTTCCATGACCTAAAAGAAGTTGAAGCGCTGACGCTAGATGAGTACTACTTACGGTTAGAAGCGTATCAGCTTCACAGAATCCAGTTTGAGGAAGACATCGCTCTCCAAGCATGGCTAAATCAGCAGGTTCAGGCAACAAAAGGAAAGAAGAACCCCAAGCCTGTCTACACGTCTTTCTCGAAGTTCTATAACCGTCCCTACTTTGAGGACCAGCTACGGAGTGCTTATGAACCCGGTTACCAGGTATCGAAGCGAACCAGAGAACATGAACAGAAAGCAAAGGCATACGACAGCTTTAATGCCAATATCCAGCTTTACCAGCGCTTAAAAGCAAGTGGTAAGCTAGATGAACTAAAAAAACGTCGGAAAGGAGGTGGCAAGTAGTGGCACAAGAATTTAGTCTAGAAGCCGTTTTAAGTGCTGTCGATAAGTCGTTCTCGTCAACGATGAATCAAGCACTGAACACCGTCTATAAACTGGGAGAGTCAACTAATAACACTGCTGGTGGCGTTAGGTCCGCCGGTGGGTCCATGATGGGCACCTTTAAAGGTGTTGCAGCCGGAATGGGGGCTGTTCAGATTGCCAGCAAGGCCTGGGACGTTGTGAAGAACTCCATGGGTGGAGCAATTTCTCGGTTTGATACCTTGAATAAGTACCCAGTGGTTATGCGCGCCTTAGACTACTCAATGGGTGATATAACCAAGTCATCTAAGATCCTACAAAAAGGAATTGATGGTTTGCCCACTTCACTTGATGAAATCACCGCTTCGGCTCAACAGTTGGGGCCTCTGACTGGTAATGCAACCAAGGCGGCTAAGTCGGCAGTGGCACTGAACAACGCCTTTCTAGCTTCTGGTGCAAGCTATGCCGACGCTTCTCGTGGGCTTCAGCAGTACACACAAATGATGTCCACTGGTAAGGTCGATTTGATGTCGTGGCGGACGCTGATGGAAACCATGCCGACCGCTTTACGGAAAGTAGCGAAGTCGTTTGGGTTCACTGGCAAGTCAGCTGAAATGGACCTGTACAATGCCTTGAAAAAAGGTAAAATTTCAGTTGACCAGTTGAATGACGCCTTCATTAAATTGAATGGTGGGTCTAATGGATTTGCGGCACTTGCTAAGAAGAACAGTGCCGGAATCGGGACGTCGTTTGCAAACTTGAAGAACTCGGTTATCAAGAACTTGGCTAATATGCTGACGTATATTGACCAAGGGTTCAAGAATGCCGGCTTTGGTTCAATTGCCTCCACTTTGGATAGTATGAAGAACGGTATTAACGCTGCTTTTACTGCTATTGGTCCAGTTGTCGCTGGAGCTACTACGGTTATTCTGAATTTTGCTAAGATGGTGAGTTCAGCACTCAATAACAAGATTTTCCAAGGTGCTGCTATTGGCGTACTTGGCTTCATAGGAGCGTTTAAGTCGATTAATGGTGTAATTGCCATTGTTATGAGGCTTCGTTCAGCATTCGTGGCTTTAAGCGTAATTGCTAAGGCTGGTAACTTGGCTATGGCTTTTTCAGAAGCTATGAGTACACTAGCGAAAGTGTCAAAAGTAGCGGCGGCTGCGCAAGCAGCTTTTAATGCGGTAGCAGCGGCCAATCCCTATGTTCTAATTGCGGCTGCTATTATAGCAGTTGTCGCCGCACTTACATTCTTCTTTGCCAAGACTAAAACGGGGCAAAGGCTATGGCAGGGCTTTGTTTCTTTTCTATCGAGTGCATGGGAAACGCTAAAGAGCGTCGCTTCTACAGTGTGGAATGCGATTGCTGATTTTGTGACAGGCGCTGTGGAGAAAATCAAGGCCGTCTGGCAACCAATTGGCGAATTCTTCAGTAATCTGTGGAATACCATCAAGGGAGTTGCCGTTGGTGCCTGGAACGGCTTTATCAGTAGCATTCAACCGATTGTTGAGGCCTTCAAGAACTTATGGAGTGCGTTATCTGACTTCTTCAGTACCTTGTGGCAAGGAATTGTCGCCATTGCAACCCCTATCTGGCAAGCACTGGTAGTTGTTATTGGTGCAATCGTAGTTGCCATTAAGGGAATCTGGCAGGGACTAAGTGCCTTCTTCAGTGCTCTATGGCAAGGCATTGTCGCTGTGGCAACGCCAATTTGGCAAACCCTTGTCACCGTCATTCAAGGTGTCTGGACTGTGATTGTCGCGATGTGGCAAAACTTTGTGACAATTATGTCGACTGTCTGGCAGAACGTAGTTACCGTTGCCACAACTGTTTGGCAAGTGCTAGTCACGGTAATTTCAGCAGTCTGGACCATTATTGTCACGGTGGTATCGACGGCGATTAACACCGTTGCTGGTATTATCCAAGCAGTAACTGCGGCCATTCAAGGTGACTGGTCCGGCGCTTGGAATGCCATCATGGGTGTTGCTTCAGCCATCTGGAGCGGCATTCAAAGTGTTGTTTCCACTGGCATAAACGCCGTTAAGAGCGTTATTTCATCTGTGATGGATGGGATTAAGAGCGTGTTCTCTAACGGCTGGAATGCCGCTAAGGCCGTTACTTCAAATGGTATCAACGCATGTAAGAACGCCGTTGCTAATATTGCTTCCACGATGGTCAGCGTTGGTCGAGACTTTGTTAACGGCTTTATCAAAGGGGTCACCGGTATGATTGGTGCTGCAGTTAGTGCAGTTATGAGCCTTGGTCGAAAAGCCGTTGATACAGCTAAGTCATTCTTCAAGATTGGTTCACCATCACGGGTTATGATGCAGTACGGGAACTGGTTTACTGAAGGTTTCGCCATCGGTATAACCGATGAAATCCGAATAGTAAAACAGGCCGTGACTGCTATGTCGAAAGCTGCGATGGTCAGCCCTAGTCTTAGCCCAGCCGGTTTCCAAGATTCACTGAGTCGACTAAACGGTTCAGTCAGTGGCAACTATAACGGTACGCTAACCATGCAGGACAGTACCTTGCAGATGCAGAACAACCAGTTGTTAAGGCAGTTGGTTAACAAGTCTGGTGACGTCTATATGGACGGAACTCCTGTTGGTCACATTGTTGCACCAACGGTCAGCCAAGACTTAGGTCAGGGTGTCAGCTTGAAAGGCAGGTGGTCATAATTGGAAGATAAAACATTCAGCCAGTTCCACCACCCGACGGATCCTGACTTTCCATTCCGGGACTTAACAATCACCGATGAAGATGTCCAGGATTTGCTAGAGCGTGAAGGGATCAAGTTCGGCAGCTTTGATTCTGCTAAGTCTGGGCTGTGGCTGCTAGAACGGGAAGCCCCGACACCGAAGGAAAAAACTATCACCGACTCCGTCCCATATCAGCAGGGCGAGTATGACTTTTCCATGCTGGATAACCAGCGCTATTTTGAGGTGCGGACACTGACCTACAAGTTCATTGTCTTTGATGGCGACTATCGCTATCGGTCAGGGGCCGAACATGAAATCAAACGGGAACTAATTCCGCAAGGTTATCAGAGCCTGACCGATACCCACATGCCAGGCTATGTTTGGCGAGCCAAGTGTAGTGAAGTCACTGTTGAAGATAGTGCTGACGCCAGCACCTTAACAGCAACGGTGACCTTTACGGCTTACCCGTACGCTATCACTGAGAACGAAGAAGGGACTGACATCTGGGATGATGTAAACTTCGACCATTGGATTTTTCAGCCGGTGAAGTTCACTGTAGCGGGGGACTTGGATGTCAACGTTCAAAATATCGGGTCCCGGTTTATTACCTGCGGGTTTGACCTAACCGGTGCAGTCACCTTAAAGAGTGCCGCACTAGGGACTGTTAATCTGAATAAGGATAACTTCCGGTCTACCCAGATTGTGCTTGACGTTGGTGATAATAAGATTCATTTGTCGGGCAATGGAACGATTACTTTCAAGTTTAAGCGAGAGGAGATGATTTGATGTATCGCATTATTGGTTACAACGAACCGACGGATAAGGGTGGTTTTGTTGTCTATGACCCACGAGTTGATCGTCAAGTCGTCTCTGGCGAATTAACTTTGAAAGAGTCGGACATCGATGATTTGACTCTGAAGGTTAATCAGGGTAATCCTCTCTTTGATCATGTTCGTCCAATGCACACTCACGTTGAAGTGTACGACGACAAGAAATTGATTTTTCGTGGAAGGGCGATTAAGCCCAAGTACGAAATGGAAACCAGTGGTCAATTCACTCGTGAGTATATTTTCGAGGACATCGAAGCCTACTTAATGGATAGCGTACAGCGGTTTAGTGAGTTTGTCGGCCAGACACCGAAGGAGTTCCTGCTTAGCTTGATTGAGGTCCACAATGGCCAGGTTGATGGCTATAAGCAAATGCAACTGCGGAAGGTTGATGTGGATAACCCCAAAGACAACGGTTACCGTCAAATTGACTACCCTAAGACCCGTGAGGCTATCAAAGAAAAGCTACTGGATTCAATTGGTGGTTATCTGCGAGTTGAGTACAATCCGAACGGCCCCCACTATGTCGATTACCTAAAAGACATCGGTGAGGATCATAAAGACAATACGCCAATTCAACTGGCTAAGAATATGAAGGCCGCCACAATGGCAATCGACCCGACTAAGGTGATTACAAGGGTGATTCCGCTTGGGAAGACCTTGGAACCAGAAAAGGTTGATGTTGCTGGCGATGATTCATCTGGTCAGCTAGGAAGCCCGGAAGAATTTTGCAAATCACCGATTAACGCCACCTGGGGTTGTGACATTAATAAGATGAAGCAAGACTTCATGGCGAGGTCAAACCGGGCCCGTGCTTGGGGTGTCGATGTTAATCGACTATATGACACTATCAAGAACGCCGGCGTTAGCCCGGAGTGGTTTTTCGCTTATGAACTGTGCGAAATGCTATCTGGCGGACTTGGTTGGCTTAACCACACAGGTCGACACGGGGACGCTTACCAGGACGCCCAATACGTCTGCGACTGGATTAAAAACACGTCACAGTCCAACACTATTTCACCCGCCTGGTGGGCGCATGAAGGATCAATGCCGGCTAACCCAGCACTTGCTGCTAAATGGAACCAGGAATTCGGCAAAGGAACCATCGGCCGGGTCTACTTGCAAGGAACAGCCGCTGCTACTTGGGACATTGCGAACGCAACCCCGTGGCCGAACGCCTATATCGGGCACCCGATTCAGCAGTGTATCGGCTTTATCAAGTCTTGGGGTGGTCACAATGGTTCCGGCGGTGGCGGCTGGGGTTGGCCGTTCTCTCCTGAAGACGGAAATAAGCCATTCTCACTAGCGCAGTCATTTGGACCAGGTACTGGCGCTTTTCGTGGCAATGGTTACCACGATGGGGTCGACTTTGGAGCCTATGACCACCCAGGGCGTGACGTTCACGCTGTGCATGGCGGCACGGTTACCCACAAGGGGTATATGGGTGGCTTAAAGTGGTACGTTGTTACCCATTCGGCTGACGGTTTTAACATCGTTTATCAGGAAGCCTTTTCTGGTCCGGGCCAGATTCGTGTCAATATCGGTGACAAGGTTAAAACCGGCGATGTTATCGGCTGGCGGGATCTTGACCACTGCCATATCGGGGTAACTAAGAAGGACTTCATGGAAGCCGTCAGTCACTCGTTCGACCCATCTGGTGGTTGGATGGACGTCCGGGAACTCATCAAGAACGGTGGGGATGGCTCTTCTGCTCCTACCGAAGACACGACTTATCAAGAAAACAACAACGGCCCCCGGCCTAAGCTCACGATTGCCACTGTGAATGAAGGTAAGGACTACATTGACATTCCTGACCTGCAAAAAGAGTTCGGAATTATCGAAGGTAAGGTGCCGTTTGATGACATTGACGACCCTAATGAGTTGCTAAAGCAGGCTAAGGCATGGATAGCGGCTCAACGGATTCCACAGTCGTGGACAGTCACTGCCCTTGAACTGCACATGCCGAACTTCAAGAGCTTTAAGGTGAGCGACCGCTATATGTTCATTAACCCGTACGTGGCAAAGGAACAATTACTGAGGATTGTTGAAAAGAAGGTTGACCTGCTTCACCCGTACAATTCTCAGCTGACCATTGGCGATAAGCAGATGGGGCTTGATGACTACCAGGTGCAAAACCAGGTTGGCTTGAAGGAATTCCAGCAAGTCAAGGTACTGGTTAACCAGGTGGCCCAAGTCCAAGAAACTATCACCGGCGGTACTGATCGGGTAATTGCCAACGCAGCTACCAGTAAGGACTTAGCTAATATGCGGCAAAACATGACAAATGTGCAAAATGATTTGTCACAAGTCATGAAGAATTATGTGCCGGTCAGCGAGCTAGAAAAGCTGCGGCAGCGGGTCGAAGCACTGGAGAATTCTAAAGGTGGTGATGATAGTGCCAGTTAGTTATCGTGATGACACACCGTTTGACGATTCTGACCATACGATGAAGCAGATTGCCGAAGCGATTCGCCACAAGATGTATGGTGTCGATGTCCGGGAAGCCATCGCCCAAGGGTTTGAGCTGATGTACAAGAAAATCGCTGAGTTGGAGGGCGATGACAATGGCAACGACCAGAACGCTTTGGAGAAACTTGAAAAACGCTTAAATGCACGAATCGACCGCATTACGATGGGGACTGATGATACAGCCATCCGTAATGTGGTCGAAGCAATTTTAAAAGAAAAGGGGGTTATTTAGTTGCAGACATTAACTTATGTCATTGGTAAGGATCGCCGGGCACTAGTTAAGGATGTGCAAAACTTTACCATCGACTTCAACGACCCTGGCATCAAGAACTGGGTGCAAGCACGTCAGTATGAAAATTCCATGCGGCAGATCTTCGTCAACATTCAGAACGAAGATGGCACGCCTTACGATCTAACTGGTGCCAACTATGTCTTTGAAGGGAAGCTACCTGGTGGGAAGTTCGCAGTGATTGACACTAAACACGGGGTCCCAATTGATCCATTGAATGGGCAGTTTAGATTTGATATGCCAGCTCGAGCTTTTGCGATTGCTGGGTCTTACCAGCAAGCCTTTTTCCGGATTTATCGGAATCACGAAAATATTGCCACATTGGAATTTAACTTGGAAGTCCTGGCCGATAAAGTCATTAGTGGAATTATTCCTAGCGACTACATTACGCCGTTTGAGGACCTGTACAGCAAGCTGGAAGCTATCCTGACCAAGGGTGACGCCGACGTCAAGAAGGTCATTGCTGAATTCACGGAAAAGTTCAACCAGCTGTTCCACGATTTGAACACGCAGGGCGAACTGACTAAGACCATGATTACTACCTGCCAGAACCGGTTGAAGTCCCTTGAAGAAAAGATTCTGCAAGATGGTTTGTTCACGCAGGCAGAGGCGGACGAGTTCAAGAAGTACATTCTTGGTTCCATTGTCCAGTCCGACATGGTGGACCGGGTCATCAATGAGGTGCAGACCTTGCAGATGACCGACCTAGGGCCAACTTCAGAGCCGTTCAGCGTGGACCAGGTAGCTCAAGCTACCGATGATGGCTATAATGCCGGTCTGGTGATTGGGCCTACTACTGATTACTCAATCGAGGAGGTTAAGAGCTTATGACCGAAGTCGTAAAAGCGATGAAGAATGAACCGGAGGGCCGGAAGCGCCAGATTTACTATGAATCGACGCCCAAAGCTGTCACTGGTTTTGAACAAGCCGTCCGCAAAATTGTTTTAAAGATGAAAGAGGAGGGGAAGCTGTAATGGCTTATATTGGACAAATTAAAGACCGCAATGGGAATGTGGTGTACCCAAAGACGGTAGTTGCCGCACTGGATGACTACACGCCGCTAAACATTTCACAACCATCGACAGTTGGACTTGCTTATTTGAACGGCAGTTTTGATTCCTGGGCTAATGGAACCCACTATCGAACAATTGAACTACCAGATGCCCGGCTAGTTTCTTTATCCGTGCATTTGCAAAGCACTACGCTAATCAATAGTTCAAACAAGCATAAGCTGGCCGTACTATCAGTGCCAAGTAATATTCGACCATTATATGGAGTTGACGCCATTCAAGGAGCAATGGGGAATAACGGTACTAATGCAATGTTTGTTTTGGAATTAGGCGGCGATGGTATTGTTACGGCTATTCTTCCAGAAACCTACGACAGTAATATCAGTACTGGTTATCACGGAGAGTTCTTGTACCTAGCTGTTAAGGACTAAGGAGGGTTACAAAGTGAAAGCTGTATACACATGGGATAGCAATAATCTATATATTCCGTCTGCTAATAAAGCAGTCCCTGACGACTACAAATTGGCGGGTAATGAAACTTTTGACGAGCCCAAGGACGCACAAGGACATGGTTTACTCATGCCGATTAAGCGGTCCGGTGGGCAGACTGGTCAATGGGTCGGTGCTACTCAAGAAGAGTACAACAAGGCTCACCCAGCTGTGCCTGAACAGCCAAGCGCGGGTGCTCAAGCAATGAATGAGCTGGGATTACAAGTAGCTACTGTGATGGGGCAGATTAAAGACCTCAACAAGGCAGTCAATGAGCTGGGACTACAATTTGCCAAGTCGCAAACCGATACCAAGACAGAAAATGGGGGTAAGTAATTATGTTTAACTTTTGCCAATTGATGTTTAACCTGCACAACCCAATTGAGGGCTACGTTAATCTGGTAATCACGCCAGAAGAATACAAGCAAATCACTGGCAAGGATTACGTTGCGGCGTAGTCCTTTTTTTAGTCGCCGAGAAATACACAATACCGAAAGGGGCGGCTATTAAGGAGGTGCATAATTTTGAAGGACCTACGATTGGAGTGTATTAGTGACCCGGTAACTAAGCTGGACGATACTAATACACAATTTTTGTTTAAAGCCTACGTCGACCTGAACCGGGTTCACTTTACCGATAAGCAGTCCATTGTGTTCCACTTCGATAGTGAGGATAAACGAAGCATTGATGGGGCTATTTCCGATGATGGTGAATCCGTGGGCTTCTCATCTGCTTCGCTAAAAGGATTGAAACCCGACACCTATAAGGTCGAAATGTGGGTAACTGAGGGCGATAAGACCGACATCTATCCAACAGTTGGCTCACTGGAGCTGACGTTGAACCAGAATCTTGTCGGTAATGATACTGTCACAGTTGTGTCTTCACTCAAGGTAGAAGACTTTGAGCGAAGGTTCTTAGAGTTCAAGCAACAGCTGACCCAAGACGTTGCTAAGCTGCGTGGCCCCGCTGGTAAGTCGGTCTATGATGTTTGGCTGGAGAATGGTCACACTGGTACTGTTACCGACTTCTTGCAAGACATGAAGGGAATTCAAGGCAATCCCGGTGACACACCAGTCATTGGCGAAGATGGCAACTGGCATATTGGCGGGGTTAATACCGAGCAGAAGGCGCTTGGAAAAGATGGCGTTGGTACTTGGGACGAAATCCAAAAGTACATTGACGCCAAGACTAAGCAGTTCCTAACTACTGATAAGTACAAGTTTGATAATGATTCTTTGGTGGATAGAATCACCAAAAACCTGCTTGATACAAAACAAGAAATGTCTGATTATGTCGACAGCATGATGGTCAGTCTTAATTCAGCCGTTAGTGACGCTAAGGATGCCAATTCGAAGGCAAGTAGCCTGTTAGCTAGTAGAATGCTAACTGAGAATAAGCAAAATCATCACTTTAGTGCAAACTATGGTGGGCGAATTGATGACCAATACTACTCAATCCCACTTGCAAAAAATGCGACTCTAATTCTGCTACATGTTGATGTCTCTGGGTTTACTTACGATAGTAGCAATCAATGGAAAGTCGACGTTGGAACGCTTGCTGAATACTTGCGACCAACATTCGATAATGTCGTTAGCTTCTACCGTCCATATCATGACGATGGATTTTATTGTTCGCTGAATAAAGACGGCCATCTAGTGATTACTACTGACAAAGATATGAATGCCGTTTCTGGTTGCCACGTTAACTTTACCTATGTACGGAAGGGGTGATCTAAAGTTGCAGTTACTACAAGCACCGCCGACATCGCCGTTTCACACGATGTACTTTTTGCACTTCGCTGGAATGGCGGACAATGTTCTGATTTGGCTGCTAGTATGGGCGGTAGTCGCAGACATCGTTACTGGTTTTGCCAAGAGCCTAGTAACTCACCGGACGACATCAACAAAGGGCACCGATGGCTTGATTAAGCACGGTGTCCTTTTACTGGTTATCCTGACTCTCTATCCAATCATGGACGTTAATGGTTACAAGGGAGCGGCTGACGCATTCGTTGGCTTCTACGTCCTATTCTATACCACGTCTATCTTGGAGAACTGGGGGCAGATGGGGCTACCACTACCATCTTGGCTAAAACCTTATATCTACAAATTGACTGACGATTATAATAAGAAAGGACCTGATAAACATGCCTAACTTAGTTGCAGATTTATCTGACTACCAGGAATCGAGCGTGCAATTTATGCAGGCACTAAAAGACGGTGGCGTTAAAGCCGTCATTATCAAGTTAACCGAAGACACAGGCTGGATTGGTTCAACATCGGCTGAGAAAATCCGAAATGCTGTTAAAGTGGGACTAATTGTCCACTGCTATCACTACGCACGGTTCTGGAGCACTGACCAAGCCGTTGCGGAAGCGGATTACTTCTGCTCAGTTGCCAAGCAGTATGGCATTGATGCTAGTTCTGTTATGGCGCTGGACCTGGAAGAAGGAAGCAACCCAGCATTTGCTAAGACTTTCCTTGACCGGGTCATTGCCAATGGCTACCCACGGATTGACCTGTATACAATGGCATCTTACATCTGGTCTGGTAAGGTCAGCCTAGGTGCTTTTGGCTACAAGATTAACGGCTGGATTGCCGCTTATGGTGCTAGTCAACCTGGTGTGGACAATGTCGGAACCTGGCAGTTCTCAAGCAACTATCCAATTGGTGGCTACCGTGTTGATATGTCTTACGATTTCTCTGGCTACTACACCACTGAACAGGACGCCACTCAGCCTGAGAAGATTACCACTGGCGGCTGGCTAGACGTCATTGCCTTTGATGGAAATCAAATGACTGTATCTGGTTGGTTCGGTACTGACCAGGCAAAGGATAAGCCACACCATTACGTTATCTTGACTGCCGATGGTCATGAGTTGGCCCGGCAAAAGGTAGAACTGGCCGACCGCCTAGACGTCCACACGGCCTATCCAGACATCGACGCCAAGTGTGGCTTCTCTGCCAAGTTCGACTACACTAAGGATATGGCTAACAAGAAGGTGACGGTCTACTTCCGCTACACTGATGACCCAGAGGGCAACGGTAATGCGGCTGACTTCACAGCTGACCACGAGTTCAACCAGAACCTGGCATACTTGGACGGCCGGAAGTCAACCATCTACACCAGCAAGCTCCAGCTGTCAGGCTGGCACGCTACTGACCTGTCAATTGGCTTGAAATACCGGTTCTTGATTTTGCTGGCTGACGGCAAGGAAGTTCAGCGAATCAAAGTAGACTCGGTTAACCGCCCTGATGTAGCCAAGTCTTATCCGGGCGTTTATGGTTCCGGACAGGCTGGCTTCAATGGTGAATTCGATTACCCAGCGGCAAGAAGCTCCAACTGGTGTCCCGCTACTCTGATGATGAAGGCGGCGAGGGCAGCCGGGTCGATTACTGGTTCCCAGAATTTGAAGGACCAGCCAAGCCGACCTTAGACGGCAAGACGACCAACGAAATTTTAGCCGACCACGTAACTGTGGAATCAGTAGGTGGCAAGCAGAAAGTAACTTTTAGCTAATTTAATATGGAAAGGAAAACCTTTCAAAAGTTAACCGTGACCCGGAGACGTGTGGAGAGCGTCTACCGGGTCTTTTTTATTTGTAAAAAATGATTAGTGAACGGCTTGGAAAAGATTAAATAGGTCCCGCTTGGGTCCCAAAATCGCTATAAATACTGATATACCGGGACTATAATTGCCTGTTTGGGGCATAAATCAAGAATTTTACAGAATTCTAAAAAGGCCGCTAATCCTTTAACATCAAGGGTTAGCGGCCTTTTTGTGTTTTCTTAAAATTCTAGAAAATCACGTAGAATAATAACTTTGGGTCCCGTTTGGGTCCCATTTAAATTTTGGATAGCGCAGTTATAATCTGCTGGTCAGTCTTGTCTTGGTACTCATCAATTAAATAAGCATAGATATTGGCAGTTGTGGAGATATTGCTATGACCAAGTCGCTTGCTGATGGCATAAATATCTATCCCATTTGCCAGCAGGAGAGCCACGTGGGAGTGTCTAAGACTGTGGAAGTGAAATCCACTGCGATGAATGTTAAGAGCCGTCAGGAGGCTCCTGAGCGTCTTATTTACAGCATTGCTTGTGGGGATGGTTCCGTACTGACTCATAAAGACCAAATTCGACCGTCGGTGCTCTTGAAGTATCTTTAAATAATTCAGCAATTCAGGATTAACTTTAATTTTTCGGTTACTTGATTCATTCTTAGTAGGCTTAAAGTCGTTAGTTCGTGCGTCCCATGATTTATTGATAGTGATAGTACGATGCAGCCAATCAATGTCGTTCCAGGTTAGGGCCTGAATTTCACTCAAACGCATACCAGTATAAATTGCGGTAACAATCATAAAACGGCTAGTAAAGCCTGGTCGATGCCCAATGTTGTCCGTTGCGGCACTCAACAACTGGTGGATTTCTTTCAAATTCAGATATTCCACTTTCAACGTCTTATCTTTGTTTGAAGTCAGTTCAACACGCTGAGTAAAGTCCTTGTACAGATAGTCGTCCAAGATAGCAGACTTAACACAAGCTCGGATAATAGCGTTGACCTTTTTCACTGTTGCAGGGGCGTGGGTAGCCCCGTACCAATTAATAAACTTTTGGTAGTCAGCCCTAGTAATGGCCTTGATCTTAACATCATGGAAAAATTCATCTAGCGCTTTACCTGTATAAGCATATCGGTTCAAGGTAATGTCCGCGACTTTATCAGCCTTGTAGGTATTAACCCAGTCCTGATAATAGCTAGTCAAGCTGATTTCCTTAGCGATTGCTACGCCCTTGTTGAGCTTGCTTTCCTGGTCCACACCCCATTGTTTAGCCAGGACCTTAGTGGCAAAGCCAGATTTGGACTTAGAATGTCGTTTTCCTTCGTTGTCGTACCAACGAACCTTGACTGACCACTTTTTACCACGCTTGAAATATGTTGCCATAATTGTCCCTCCATTATTTAATTTGATATAATGAAAGGGTTGATACC